TTTATATCTGGAGGCAAAATTGCAAGTAGTGCTACATATAGTTCAGCTGCTAAACAAGGAACAATTATTTCTAAAGAGGGAAATACTCTTAATGTAGAAATTACAAAAGGAACATGGGGAAATGGTAATACAGTTAAAGGGTTTAGCTCTGATGGTACTGCTTTTTCTCCTGCCGTTTCTTCTGTAATTACAAATGATGCGATTCCATTTACTCTTGTTTCCAGGAGTAAAAAATGGAACATGATTCAAGAAGTTAAGGATATTCAAGAAAGTAAATTACAGCCTTATGATTGGTATTATGTTCGTAAAACTGATACTGGAACAGCGGTTCCTGCTGATATTCAAACCTATCGTGATGCTGTAAGGAGTAAAGCAGGTGATCATGAAAATGCAGTTTCTTCGGCGGCGGATTTAGATGCACTTCAGGCGTGTGATATTAATGCTAGTTGGCCGGAAGAACCAACTGTATAATCTCCTTCATCAACCTTTTCCTTTACTAAATATATGGAAAGGGTATATAATCACAAGGAGATTTCATGGCACTCACTCTCAACAAACAAACCGTTAATTTAGTAATTGATCAAGGGTGTACCTTTGAAAAAGTAATTACGGCCAAAAATACTGCTGGGGGAAATGTAACTATTTCTACTGGAACTTGTGCTGGAAAACTTAGACCTTCTCATTATACCTCAAATAATACATTAGCATTTACTACAGCACTTGCAGGGTCTAATGTAACTATTTCCTTAACTGCTACCCAAAGCGGAACTCTTTCTCCAGGACAATATGTTTATGATGTTGAATATACTCAAAGCGGTGGAACAATAATAGAAAGACTTGCTGAAGGAGTAGTGACAGTATCCCCATCATCAACTTATTGAGGATAAAATAATGACACAACCAACTACCAGAGCAACACTTAAAGATTATGCGAAACGGAAGCTTGGACATCCAGTAGTGGAACTTAATCTGGATGATGACCAAATGGAAGATTGTATTGATGATGCTTTGGAATATTTTCAAGAATATCATTTTGATGGGACTTATCCTACATTTGTTAAAAAACAAATTACAGGGTCTACATTAAAAATTCAATCAAATACTGTATTTCAAGCTGGAGAAACAATCACAGGCGGAACTAGTGGAGTGAGAGCCACGGTTCATGAATATCATAGCGCTAACACTACAATCCGTTACAAGAATCCACAAGTAAAATCTGGTGGTGATGGGAACACTTATTACGCAAATACATCTACTACCTTTGGAAATGCAGAAACAGTCACAGGTGGAACTAGTGCATTAACTGCTACTACAGCAGCATCTTCTGCTACTACTATTGGAGATTTTGATAATCATTATGTTTCTATAGATGAAAATGTGATTGGAATCAAGGGAGTAATACCATTTTATGCGGATACAAATAAATCTACAAATATGTTCTCAGTGAATTATCAATATGTACTCCATGATCTTTATGCAATGGGAGGTATGGGAGATTTTAAGAGTTATGTTTTTACTCAACAAAAATTAAACATGATTAATGATTTGTTCAGTGGACTTCCAAGATTCAGATTTAATCGACATATGGATAGACTGTATCTTGATATTGATTGGAATGGAGATCTCAAAATTGATGATTGGTTGATAATAGAAGCATATGCAATAATAGATCCAGCAACATATTCTGATGTTTGGGGCGATATGTTCCTCAAGAAGTATGTTACATCTCTTTTTAAAAAACAATGGGGTCAAAATTTAATCAAGTTTGAAGGAATGCAATTGCCGGGGGGAGTAACCCTTAATGGAAGGCAACTCTATGATGATGCTAATACTGAGATAGAACGGGTAGAAGAAGAAATACAACTGAAGTACCAGCTTCCTGATGACTTTATGATCGGATAATAATGGCAACGAACCACTATTTTAATAATTTTGGAACGAATACCGCAGATCAAAGACTTGTAGAAAATATTATCATTGAGTCTATTCAAGTATATGGTATTGATGTTCATTATATGCCTAGAACTCAGGTAAATACTGATGCTATATTTGGAGAAGACAGGCTTTCTCAATTTAAAGATGCCAGAACTATTGAAATGTATATTAAGTCAGTAGATGGGTTTGAGGGTGAAGGCACATTTGTTTCTAATTTTGGTCTTGAAGTAAGAGATCAAATTACATTTACTGTTGCAAAAAGAAGATTCCAAGAAATGAATTTTGAAAGTGATGGAAGAGATATAGAACCAAAATCTGGTGATATTATCTATTTTCCATTGTCCGGATCTTTGTTTGAAATTTTAGATGTTCAAGGTACAAATACTTTTTATCAAACTGGATCACTTCAGACCTTTGACTTGGTTTGTGAACTCTTTAAATATTCTGATGAAGCACTTGATACAGGAATTGAAACTATTGATAAGATAGAAATAGATAAATCTTATGCAATAGAATTTACAATGGGAGCTGGGTCTAGTAATTATACAATAGAAGAGACAGTTTATCAAGGTGCTACATTTGGTTCTGCTACAGCAACAGGAGAAGTTGCTGCTTGGAATTCTACTACTAAGATTTTGAAACTCATCAATCTTACCGGAACCTTTTCAACTTCAAGTAATATTATTGGAAATTCCTCTGGTGCTTCTTATGCTGTTACTACTTTTGATTCTCAAGCACAACCAACTGATCCTTCAGCAAATAATGTTGGAATTGAATCTGCGGCAGATAGTATTATAGACTTCTCTGAAGGTAATCCATTTTCTGAAGGGACTAATTACTAATGCTTGGATCTACCTTTTATCATCAAACTGTTCGTAAATATGTGGCGGTTTTTGGAACACTTTTCAATGATCTTAATATCGAAAGAAAAAATTCTTCCGGTGTTGTTATTGAAAAAATTAAAGTGCCGCTTGCTTATGGTCCAAAACAAAAGTGGCTTTTAGCAATACAAGAATCTACTGTATCACGGAAAGTTTCAGCAATTAGAGTTCCGAGGATGGGATTTGCTCTTACTGGACTTTCTTATGATTCTTCCAGAAAATTAAATACTATTGGAAGAAATTTAGCAGCAAATACAGCGGCTGGTACTTCTTCATTAATGACACAATATAATCCTGTTCCATATAATTTTGATTTTACTCTGTATATTTTAGTCAAAAATGCAGAAGATGGAACACAAATTCTGGAACAAATTCTTCCTTTTTTTACTCCAGAATTTACAGTTACTATTAATACAATTCCAGAAATGGGAATTAAGGCGGATGTTCCTATTGTATTAAACTCCGCTGATGTGGCTGATGAGTATGAAGGAGAATTAGCGACAGCACGTACTATTACATGGACTCTTTCATTTTCTATGCGAGGATATATTTATCCAGATATCAAAACTGGTTCTGTTATTAAAACTATTGAGGTTAATTTTAGAATTCCTGGGGGCGAAGAAGAAAGTCTTGAAACAAATTTTGTTATACTTGAAACTACTGCTTCAAGTTCCACTTCTTCAGACTACATATTATTAGAAACTGGTAATTATGAACGAATTATGAATGAAAATAGTAGTGAAGGCGCTGGTGATGCGACACTTAAAACAAGATATACTGTGGTTCCATCGCCAACTACTGCTGAAGCTAGTTCTGATTTTGGATTCAGCGAAACTTTTGAATTCTTTGAAGATAGTAAAAATTTTGATCCAGTGACAGGAGAGGATTATGTATGAATATAGACGAACATCTCGATGAAGTTTTGGGGATTATACAAAAACCTAAAAGAGAGATTAAAAAACTTGAGAAGGTAACTCCAGTTATTAATGACCATGTTGATGATACAGATTTTCAGTATGCTCGAGAGAATCTTTATAATCTTATAGAGAGAGGTAATGATGGGCTTGAAGAACTTCTGGAAATAGCAAAGCAATCAGAGCATCCACGAGCGTTCGAAGTTGTAGGTCAGATGATTGATAAATTGACTACAACCAACAAAGAACTACTTAATCTCCACAAAACTAAAAAAGATATTACTACTGAAAAGGGTCCTACTAATGTAACAAATGCCCTTTTTGTGGGGTCAACCGCGGAACTTCAAAAAATGTTGAAAGATAAGTCGGATGAGTGAACATTATCTTGGAAACCCACGTTTAAAATCTGTAGGACAGCCTGTAGAATGGACTAAGGAATCTGTACAAGAATATAAAAAATGTATGGAATCCCCTGAATATTTTATTAAACATTATGTAAAGGTTATTCATGTGGACAGGGGGTTGATTCCATTTGATATGTATCCCTACCAAGAAAAAATGGTACAGACATTTAATGATGAAAGATTTGTAATCTGTAAAATGCCTAGACAGTCTGGAAAGTCAACCACTATCATCAGTTTTCTTCTTCATTACATTCTTTTCAATGAGAATGTTCAATGTGCTGTTCTAGCAAACAAACTCTCAACCGCACGGGAGCTTCTTGGTAGATTACAGTTAGCATATGAGAATCTTCCAAAGTGGATGCAACAGGGGGTGGTTGTATGGAATAAGGGAAACATCGAACTAGAGAATGGTTCCAAGATTCTTGCTGCAGCCACGTCTTCTTCGGCGGTCAGAGGAAGTTCCTTTAATATTATTTTTCTTGATGAATTTGCTCACGTTCCAAATAATATAGCAGACCAGTTTTTCACTTCAGTTTATCCTACTATTTCTTCTGGTGAATCTACAAAGGTTTTCATAGTATCAACTCCACTTGGGTTGAATATGTTTTATAAAATGTGGATAGACGCAGAAGAGGGAAGAAATAGTTATGTTCCAATTGAAGTACATTGGGCTGAAACTCCTGGAAGAAATGAAAAATGGAGAAATGAAACTCTAAAGAATATTGGAGAAACTCAGTTTACCCAAGAATTTGAAGGTGAATTTATAGGTTCTACCCATACACTTATTGCTCCATCTAAACTTAGAACTATGGCTTTTAAATCTCCTATTGCTTCTCAAGGTGGAATGGATATGTATGAAAATCCAGTAAAGGGGGCAACTTATTGTATTGTAGCAGATAGTGCTCAAGGTAAGGGACAAGACTATTCTGCTTTAAGTGTTTTTGACATTTCTGATATTCCTTATAGACAAGTCGCCAAATATAGAGATAACCAAATTTCTCCAATGGTTTATCCAAACATTATCTACAATATTGGAATGAAATACAATACAGCATGGCTTATTGTAGAAATCAATGATATTGGACAACAAATAGCAGAATGTCTTCATTTTGATTTGGAGTATGAAAATATTCTTATGGCATCTATGCATGGTAGAGCGGGACAGAAGATTGGTGGTGGATTTGGGAAAAATAATCAACTAGGAATTAGAACAAGTAAACAACTCAAGAGAATTGGTTGTGCTGCTTTAAAAGACATGATTGAAACAGACAAGTTGATTATTCCAGATTTTGATACTATTGCTGAATTGACTACATTTGCTTCAAAACATAATTCATTTGAAGCAGAAGAAGGTTCTCATGATGACTTAGCAATGACATTGGTAATGTTTGCTTGGGTAGTACAACAACAATATTTTAAAGATATGACAGATTTAGATATACGTAAACAAATCTATGAAGATCAAATGGAGACAATGGAGCAAGATATGCTTCCATTTGGAGTCATAGATGATGGGCAAAATCAAAATACATTTGAAGATAAAACTGGTCAAACATGGAAAGTGGTTGAAGATGAGGCTGTGAGAAATTATTTCTAAGCATCATTACTGAATCCAAAGTCATCCATATGGTCTTCTGTAGATCCTAATTTTATATTTTGAATAAGCTTCTTGGCATCAGGGTGTATTCTTGTTGAATTATATTTCAAACGAGATTCACTCTTTGTACAAGTAATTAAGTGTTCAGGGTTTACGCACCCATTATTTTGACAAGTTTGATGTACAATATGTTTATTTGGTATTTCACCCTTGTAGTGAATATAAGCAAACCTGTGAGCGGGGATAGATTTTCCTAGATAAGAAAACATTCCATATCCCTGTTGTGTTTTAGAGGCAATCCATGTCCAACAACCAGTATTTGAACTATTATTAAACTTAGTCCGAAATCTTTCAATTTCTTTCATGTTAATCTCCATCAAAATCATTTATATCTCAATATATATTTAGTATATGAAGAAACTCTATTTTATAAATAATCATAGTAAGTAAGAATGATTTACACAGTTCACTAAACTTTTTTTTAGGAGAGAACACATGGGTTTTCAAGTAAGTCCTGGCGTAAATACATCGGAAATTGATTTAACAACTGTAGTACCCGGGATCTCTTCGATTGATGCTGGGTTAGCTGGTCCTGCCCGATGGGGTCCGGCAAATGATGTAACTCTGATTGATTCAGAGGATTTGCTTGTTCAGACTTTCCAAAAGCCTGATGCAAATACATATACAACATATTTTACAGCGGCCAATTTTTTAAATTATTCAAGTAAATTACATTTTGTTAGAGCGGTCTCAAGTGCCGCTAAAAATGCTTCTTCCGCTGGCTCTCCAGTATTAATTTCCAATAATGCTGGGTATTATGACACGTATGATTCAGATAGTGGTGGAACACCGATTACAACTGCTGGAGATTGGAATGCTAGATGGGCTGGAGCACTAGGAAATAGTCTTAAAGTTTCTCTTTGTGGACCAACCAGAGCAAACCTCGCATCTGGAAATACAGTAGTTGCTTCCAATTCAGACGTAACACTCACAGGTGGTGCTACAGTTGCGATTCATGCGTCAACTGGAGCAATGACCGCTACAGGTTCATTGTTTGGTACTGAACTCAGAGTTGGAGATTCAATAGCAGTTGGTTCTAATACTTTCATTATTTCTGCAATCGCAAGTAATACTGCATGTACAGTCCATAGAGATCCAGTAACAGGTGCAATTTCAAGCGGTACTGCGGTTCGTTTGAAAAGGTCAGCATTCGCAGAACCTTCAAGGAATATGTTAGGTACAGTAGCGGTTACAGCAAATGTCGCAACGGTTACAGCAACAACTGCAACTGCAAGAGATGCTGCTACAACTGCATTTGACCTACAATATACTGTTGGTGATATTATCAAGATTAATGGTGAAGAAAGAAGAGTTACAGCTGTAACAAATTCCTCATCCATGACAGTTAATACTGGATTCACAAATACAGCAACAGCACAAACCCATTCAAGAACATGGGAATATGCTGGAAGTTTCGATAAAGAACCAGTTACTACAGACTATACTGCCTCAAGAGGCGGACTCTATGATGAAGTTCATGTCGCCGTAGTAGATGAAGACGGAGAATGGACAGGAAATAGAAACGAAGTTCTTGAAGCCTATACTGGTGTTTCTGTAGCAAAGGGTGCGAAATTCGAAGATGGAGGTAAAGCTTTCTATCTTGACAGAATTAATCGCAGATCTAAGTATATCTGGTGGATGGATCACAATGTAGCAGGAGATGCTTATACCACAGCCGGTGCATCAGTAGCTGCATGGGGTGCAGATGCTGGAGCGAGCGAATGGCAATCATCTGGTGATATTGTCACAGCAAGTCTCACTGGTGGTGTTGATGGATCAGATGTAACTGATGGAAATAAGATTACATCTTATGGTAAATTCAAAAATGCTGAAGAGACTGAAATAGGTCTTTTGATGGGTGGAGAATCTTCTGCAACAGTAGCACTTGAACTCATTTCAATTGTTGAAGCGAGAAAAGATTGTGTTGCATTCATTTCTCCAGAAAAATCTGATGTTGTTAATAATGTTGGAGGAGAAGCAGATGCAGTTGTAGATTTCAGAAACAGTCTTGGATCTACTTCTTATGCATGTCTTGATAGCGGATGGAAGTATCAATATGACCGTTACAATGATGTATATCGCTATATTCCATTAAATGGAGATACTGCGGGAGTAACTGCAGCAACAGAAGCAAGCAGAGATGCTTGGTACTCACCTGCTGGATTTACTAGAGGTAATATCAGAAACGTGGTTAAACTTCCATTTAATCCAAGACAATCTGAGAGGGATACTCTTTATAAGAACAATGTTAATCCTGTAACAACCTTTATGGGAACAGGAACAGTTCTGTTTGGAGATAAGACACTTTTGGCAAAACCAAGTGCATTTGATAGAATCAATGTTCGAAGATTGTTCATTATTCTTGAAAAAGCAATCTCAAGATTTGCGAGATTTCAATTGTTCGAGTTCAATGATGCGTTTACAAGAGCCCAGTTTGTTGGGGCTGTAGAACCATTTTTGAGAAATGTTCAAGGTCGAGATGGTATTGTAGACTTTAAAGTTGTCTGTGATGATTCTAATAATACTTCTGATGTTGTTGATAGAAATGAATTTGTGGGAGACATTTATGTCAAACCAAATCGTGCAATCAACTATATTCAACTCAATTTTGTTGCAGTTAGAACTGGTGTTGATTTTTCAGAAATTATTGGTTAGTAGTATAAATAGTTAATGTAATATAAGGTGGGGGAAGACGGTAGTAGCCGAAGGGTGTACTTATAAAAAAGACTTCCCCACCCTTGTTTTTTTTAAATCACTGCCGGCCCTTAAAAGGGGTTAAAGGAGAATAATGGCTTTTTCAATTTCCACATTTAGATCATCAGGAATGAATCAGGGTGGAGCTAGACCCAATTTATTTGAGGTTTTTATTGCTGGTCAGGCATTACCCGCAAATTTTCGATATCTTTGTAAAATTGCTACAATTCCACCATCCACGATGGGGGTAGTAGAAGTTCCTTATTTTGGAAGAATGGTTAAAGTTCCTGGTAACAGAACTTTTGATAATCTTTCAGTAACCGTTATTAATGATGAAGATATGATGGTAAGGAATGCAATAGAAAATTGGATGAATAGAATGAATACTCATGTAGGCAATGTATCTGAAGATCCTAATGGATTATTTGCAGAAATGACAATATCCCACTATTCAAGAGAGGGAGGAACTTCAGCAATTGGTGGCGGTTCTTGGAACTTTACAAATTGTTTTCCAGTAGCACTTGGAGAAATTGGTCTTGATTGGGGTTCTAATGATACTATTGAAGAATTTACTATTGATTTTGCTTTTGATTATTGGATTCACGGAAGTAATACTCCTGGCTAAACAACCAGGACATCTTTTTTTAAGATTATTGGACACTTTTTAAGTTTATAAATATACTTAGAAGAAGAACCTTTCCAATTAACTAGGGGCGTGGGGGGCTTCTCAGCCCCTTACCTCTAGGAGTTTATGAATGGCAGTTGAATTATTTGGTTTTACTATTGGAAGAACACAAAAAGAGAAAGAGGCACGTGAAAAAGTCTCTTTCACCCTTCCTCAATATGATGATGGAGCACTTGATGTTTCTGGAACACCTGGCGGAGCTTTTGCAACCTACCTTGATATGGAGGGTGCCGCAAAGAATGAGATGGATCTTATTCAGCGCTATCGTCAAATGGCTTTGTTTCCAGAGGCCGAATTGGCGGTGGATGATATTGTTAATGAAGCAATAGTTTGTGATAGAGAAGAATCCCCCGTTTCAATAAATCTAGAAAATGTTAATCTTTCTCCAGACATCAAAGAAAAAATCCAAGAGAATTTTGTTGAAGTAATAGATTTGCTTCGAATGAGAGATGGTGGATATGATACCTTCAAAAAGTGGTATGTAGATGGTAGGTTATATTATCACATCATTATAGACCCCAATAATACAAAACGGGGTATTCTTGAACTTCGCCCAATAGATGCTTTAAAGATTAAAAAAGTCAGACAAATTTTACCCCCCAAAAATCCATCAGATCTCCAAGCCACCCCAAGAATAGAGGAATATTTTTCATTTAATGATGGTGGTATGGATGGTAAAAGGGGTGGTCAAATAGTACGAATTGCCCCAGATTCAATAGCATATGCTCATTCTGGACTTTTGAGTGAAGACAGAAAAATGGTACTTTCTTATCTACACAAAGCAATTAAACCTCTTAATCAACTTAGAATGATAGAAGATGCTGTTGTCATCTATCGAATTTCCAGAGCACCAGAACGTAGAATTTTCTATATTGATGTCGGTAACCTTCCAAAGATGAAGGCAGAACAATATCTTAAAGATATTATGACACGGTATAAGAACAAGATGGTATATGATGCTCAAACAGGAGAAATGAGAGATGACCGCAAGCATATGAGTATGTTGGAAGACTATTGGCTTCCAAGGAGAGAGGGCGGAAGAGGAACAGAAATTTCCACACTTCCTGGTGGAGAAAATTTGGGTGAATTAGAAGATGTAATATATTTCCAGAAAAAACTTTATAAAGCGCTTAATGTACCATCTTCAAGATTAGAACAAGAATCTGGGTTTGTTCTGGGACGAGCACAAGAAATTACAAGAGATGAAGTTAAATTTACACGATTTATTGAAAGACTAAGAAATCGTTTTGGACATTTGTTTAATACTTGTTTGGAAAAGCAATTGATTCTTAAAGGGGTTTTAACACTTAATGATTGGAGAATGATTGAACAAAAAATCCACTATGAATGGCAAACAGATTCACAATTTGCTGAACTTAAAGAAGCAGAGATGTTGACGGAAAGGTTAAATCTCTTACAAAGTATGAATTTTGCTGATGAGATTGTTGGAAATTTTTATTCTAAAGAGTATATTAGAAAGAGAATTTTGAAACAGACACAAGAGGAAATAATGGAGATTGATAAGCAGATTGAATTGGAAAAAGCAGCTGCACCACCACCAGAAGATGATGAATATGCATCATATAAACATGAAGGTGGAGAGAATTTAAATGAAGATAATGTTGATGAAAAATTTAAATCAAGCATGCATGATATTTTTAAAAAAGTCTTAGAAGAAGATATAGATGAAGAGCAGATTAGAGCAAGTAATTGATGTTGGTTTTTAAATAAATATAAATACTAATGATATAATTTTAATATAGGGAAAACTATGAGCGATTATACACCAGAAGATATTGTGAATTATTCTCTTACTCAAGATGGAGCAAGAGTTAAAGAAGCCATCACAGGAGTATTGGCAGATAAGATTATGAAAGGGATGGAAGCTAAGAAAGCAGAAGTCGCTCAATCTATGTTCAATTCTGCAGTTAATTCAGAGCCTCCTGTAGAAGAACCAAGTGGAGAGACAGCACCTGTGGAACCAGAGGTAAATACAGTTGAAGCGGAATGAAGAAATTCAAAGAGTTCAAATCGGAGCAACAATATATAGCAGAAATTGGGCCGATAGCTGCGACTCTTATGGGTGCGATGGCTCTTTGGGGAGGTTATCAGGCTTTTAAAAAAGTTAAAGAAAAAGTTAAAGGATATAGAGAAACAAAACAAGAAAAAAAAGATAATAAGAAAGCAGGAGTTTCCATAGAATTAAAAAAATTTAATTCAGAAACCGGAAAAATGGATGTGGAAACTGAAATGATTGCCAAACCTGGTACAAGTGGTGCGGCGATGTCAGCTGATGATATTGCTAAAGAACAGAAGAAAAGACAAAAAAAGTTAGACGCTGAAAATACTAGATTAAAGAATGCATATCAGGAAAAGGAAAAAGGAGCTAAAGAAAAAAGAGGTGGAATAGAGGATGTTGAAGATGCAGAAGAATATTTTAAAAACAAAGGTAAAGCTCCTACCGGATGGGCAGACACTAGAACTGATAAAGAAAAAGAAGATGGGGTGGATTTCAAAGGTAAAATTATGACAAGAGCAGATGCTGCAAAAGAGAAAAAGCGTCAAAGGAAAGTAGGAACAATAGGAAGAGGGGGAAAAGATACTTCTAAACCAGCTCCGGCAGAAACAGAAAGTATGATGTTAAAATTTGGGGAATTTATCACAGAAGATGTAATAAAAGACTTGAAAAAAATAATCAAGTCTAAAAAAGATAGTGAAATAGAACTAGATGATGGGTCAGAAATACCTATTGATCCAGTGACAGCGGAGATTTTTGTTAAATATATAGAAGGACTAGGTTCTTCAGAGAAAAACAAAACAATTAAACAGATCCAACGGACAGAAAGAGGCTTCATGAAAGTCCTTGGTAAAGCACATGAGGAATAACCAATGGCAATTACAAAATTAGTAAACACTCTAACGGATACACATAGCAAACACAGAGTGGTAACTACTGGTCTTGCTGATGGTGCTACAGAATTATCAAGTAATGTATTTGTTGATGTTTCAGCATTAAAATATGCGACAACTACCCTAACTCTAGCTGCTGCACCCAGTACAAATTTTTGTATAGGAGAAACTTTAACAACAAATGATGGTACACCAATTTTCATGGTTGTACAAGATTATGACGCTGCGGCGACTACTGTTTCAGTTTATAGATGTACAAGTGCTACAGATCCAACTCCTTTGGGATGGGCAAGTGGCGTTGCGACTGGAGTTGGAACTGGAAAAACATTGACAGGAAGTGTATCTGGTCTATCATCCACAACTACACATGGTTCTACAGCATTAGCAATTACAGCTAAAGAAGTTAATCTTAGACATATATGGTGGGATTTAGCATCTGGTATTACTCATTGTAGAATATTTTTTGACGGAAGTGGAACAGAACAAACTCTTATGTATTTACGGGGTGGTTCAACTGGAGCATGGAATCTAGCAGAAGTATTTGGAAGCTCTTTAACAATGGGTGCCGCGGCAGGTAATTCCAGTGGAGTATTGGGAGATCTTGGAGTAACTACTGTTGGAGTTGCTAGTGGTGATACTTATTTAATAGGATTAGAAATACAAAAAGTTTCTGGATTTAATTTACCAAACTTTGAGCAAAATGCGCGTCTTGGTTATGATGCATATAGAACAGGGAATCACTAATGAAAACTTTTAAAGAATTAATAGACAGTCTTGTAGAAATTACAATAGGTCAACGGGAGAAAAAAACTTCCGGTGATAGAATGAAAGCCAAGCAAGAATATAGAAAAAATAAACAGAAGAAAAAAGCATATATGAAAAAGTACAGGAGAAGTTCTGGTGCTAAAATGCTTCAAAAGAAGGGTGACCGCATGGCGAAACAAGGCAAAACTGCGACAGGTAGAGATATTTCAGTAGCAGGTGGTGCTGGTGCAGCTCAACGCGCGAAGGAAAGAAAACAAGAGCTTCAGAAGCGGTAGAGATGAAAACCTACTCTGAATTTATAGCTGAACTAACTACACAGCAAAGAATGAAAAAATCTTTGACTATGAGAAAGAAGTCAAAGATTATAGCGAGAAAGCGGGCGATTTCTATGAGGAAACCCCCTACTCCAGAAAAGGTTCAGAGAGCGATTAAGAAAGCGGTACGAAGTAAAGCTATGCATATAGTGGATAAGATGGGAATATATAAGACAGCATCTGCTGGTGTTAAAGCGGGGTTAGAAAAGAAAGCCGATATGAAAGTACAGAGAATGGGTAGTAAATGGGAAAAAAGGCTTAAACCAGAAATTAGAAAAAGAATGAAGGATGCGTTTAAACAACGTATGCATGTTAAAAATCCAGAAGGATAATAGGGAGAGATACTATGAAACTTATTAGCGAAGAAGCATCTAATGTAGAATTTCTTACTGAAACTACAAAGAAGGGTGGTAAGAATTATTTTATTGAAGGTATTTTTATGCAAGCCAATACGAAGAATAGAAATGGTAGAATCTATCCCCAAGAAATTCTTCAAAAAGAAGCAAAAAGATATAATACGGAATTTATTCAGAAGAAAAGAGCATTTGGTGAGCTGGGTCATCCAGACGGTCCAACAGTTAATTTGGAACGGGTTTCACATATGATTGAAGAATTACAAGAAGTTGAACAGAATTTTATGGGAAGAGCAAAGATTCTGGATACACCGTATGGAAAAATTGTAAAGAATCTGATTGATGAAGGAGCTCGATTAGGAGTTTCATCGAGAGGAATGGGTTCATTAAAACCTGTAAAGGATGGTATTCAAGAGGTGCAGGGAGATTTTTATCTTGCTACTGCAGCTGATATTGTTGCTGATCCTTCGGCACCCGATGCATTTGTTGCTGGAATTATGGAAGGCAAGGAGTGGATTTGGGATAACGGTCTTTTAAAAGAGACTAAAATACAAGAATATAAAAATCAAATAGAGAAAGCTTCAAGAAAGAGTAGGGAACAGACCCTTACTAAAGCATTTGAAGACTTTATTGTCAATTTGTAAGTTTATATTTTTATAAATAATACTAAGAAATCTATTTTAAACACACAGGAGATTTTCAATGTCTGAAGAAATTTTGGAACAACAGTCTGAAGAACTGGAAGAAGAGCAACAAGCTGTGGAATCTTCAGACGAAGAAATCAACGAAGCCAAAGCTCGAGTAAAAGAAGATGATGATGAAGAAGGTGAAGAAGAAGAAGATGAAGAAGAGGTAGAAGAAGCTGTCGAAATTCCTAAAACAAAAGCAGGAATGATGAAAGCTATCTATGATTCTCTTAATACAATGAAGAAATCTGAACTTCAGGATTCTTTTGCTCAAATTATAGGAGCTACTCTTTCTGAACAAGATGATGATGAGGAAGAGGAAGAAGGCGATGAAGAAGAAAAACCAGTAGAATCGAAGAAACTCAGTAAGGAAGACCTAGAAATTAATGTCAAAGAAGACATTGATGCCATTGTTAGTGGGGAAGAACTTTCAGAAGATTTTAAGACTAAAGCGGCTACTATATTTGAAGCGGCTGTATCAACTAAAGTTATTTCCGAGGTAAATGAGAGACTGCAAGTTTTTGAAGATGAATACAAAAAAGAACTTTCTGAAGCTAAAGACGAATATATGACCAATATGTCTGAAAAAGTCGATGGTTATCTTAATTACGTTGTAGAAGAGTGGATGAAAGACAATGAAATAGCTTTAGAAAAAGGAATTCGTTCGGAACTCGTAGAAGATTTTATGACCGGACTTAAAAACCTTTTTCAAGAGCATTATATTGACATTCCAGAAGAGAAAGTTGACTTAGTTGATGATCTTTTTGGAAAAGTCGAAGAACTTGAAAAGCAACTTGATGAATCCATTAATACTAATGTGGATGTCAAAAAGGAACTTGCTAAGTTCAAAAGGGAAGAGGTTTTAAGAAATGTTTCGGAAGAACTTGCTGAAACAGAAAAAGAAAAACTCACAAAACTTGCAGATGGTATCGATTATGAAGACGATTCTCAATACCAAGAGAAGCTTGAAGTATTAAAGGAAAATTATTTTCCGAAGACAAGTGATACTCCTCAAACAATTACTGAAGAAGTAGAAAATACTGAAACAGATGAAGAGACAGGGGAGACTATTGATCCATCTATTAGTCGTTATGTCAATGCAATGAAAAGACATAATTAATTTTTAATTTACTATAACTTTTAAACATTTTAACAACTTTAGGAGATAAAAATGTATCTAGCTGAAGGACTTCAACAAAAATGGGGCCCGGTCTTGGATCATGATGATATGCCCGAGATTAAAGACCCGTACAGAAGGGCTGTGACAGCTGTCCTTTTGGAAAACCAAGAAAAGGCAATGAAGGAGCAAGGCTCGTCAGATTCCTGGGGAATGTTGACAGAGGCAACTCCAACTGTCGCTACTGCTACAGCATCTGCATCTGGTGTTATCCAGTATCAAGATCCTGTCTTGATTTCGATGCTTCGCAGAGCAATGCCTAATCTTATTGCGTATGATATCTGTGGTGTCCAGCCTATGACAGGACCTACAGGACTTATTTTCGCAATGAGAGCACGTTATGATTCACAATCAACCGGTACTGAAAGTTTCTACAATGAATCTGATGTTACACATGCTGGTGCAGCAACTACTGGAACACAAGCAAGTGCGGGCTCAGCCGGTACTGACTTTGCTCAAGGTGGTTCTGCAGACAATGTAGCTGGCGGCGTTGCAACTGCTGCTGGTGAAGGCTTGGGTATTACTGGAACTTCTGGAACTCATGGAGATGATTTCCAGGAAATGGCATTCTCAATTGAGAGAGTTGCCGTTACAGCAAAGACAAGAGCATTGAAGGGTGAATATTCAATGGAATTGTCTCAAGACCTGAAAGCTGTTCATGGTCTAGATGCTGAAACAGAACTCGCAAATATTCTCTCACAAGAAATTCTTGCAGAGATTAACCGTGAGGTTGTTCACAACATCTATTTTGCTGCTACAACTGGTGCTGCTCATAATACCACAAGTTCTGGTATTTTTGACCTTGACACAGACTCTAATGGCCGTTGGTCAGTTGAGAAATTCAAAGGTTTGATGTTCCAGATTGAGCGTGAAGCTAATGCAGTCGCAAAAGCAACACGACGTGGTAAAGGTAACGTCATACTCACTTCCTCAGATGTCGCATCCGCACTTGCTATGGCAGGCGTGATGGACGGATCAGGAGTTGATGACACAGGTAATTCCTTTGTTGGTACACTGAATGGTCGCTACAAAGTTTATGTAGATCCATATTTCAGTTCATCCGCAACAAATTTCTTTGTTGTTGGATATAAAGGAGCCAGTGCTTATGACGCAGGTATTTTCTACTGCCCATATGTACCACTACAAATGGTGCGTGCGGTTGGTGAAAATTCATTCCAGCCTAAGATTGGTTTTAAAACCCGCTACGGTATGGTAGGAAATCCATTTGCAACTGCTTCTAGTGCAGGAACAATTGCAGCTGGAACCAACTACTACTACAGAATTGTTAAGGTTTCTAACCTGATGTAATTCTAGAGGGGGACCCAATTGGTTCTATCAAAGGGGCGAGTCACAATTTGTGTCCGCCCCTTTTTTTATGCTGACTAAATAATAGAGAAAGGAACGTACCTATGTCAGCAATGCAAAATTTACCAGCAAATATCAGTTTACTTTCTCCAGTTGGATTTAAGTTTACTTTATCCAAACTTCCAGAGGTAACTTATTTTTGTCAAGCAGCTAATATTC